GCCCTAAAGAGTCTACATGGCTACGGATCTGTGCATCAACAGCCTTTTGCATGTTGTAGGCCTTCTCAGCCGTTCCACGACCCCAGAAACGACCAGGAACGCTATCAGCTTGGTAGGCAACAACAGGCCTGTCTTGCATCATAAAAGGTGTTTCTTCAGCTTTAAGTAGATCTTCTCCGTTAGCGATAACGATCAAAGCCTCTACCATCTCTGAATACAACTCATCATCTTCAAATGATGTGTCATCAGGATTTACTAACAACTTCTTAGGTACTAAACCATAGTAACGAAGTAGTAGTACCTTATCTGTTTGATAATAAGTTAAGTCTTGATTAGGCTCTAAGTCAGTGTCCAAGGATGCATCACCAATAGCAACCTTTTTATAAACACCATCTTCCATGCCTTTGATGACTGCATGTCTACCTACATACTCTTCGATAGCACAGCCCATTGCATCATCAATGGTGGTTGCGTTAGGATCAATTAAGAAGTTACGTGGATTGATTGGTTTTAAGTCTACCGATACTCTATAGTTAGTGTTAACACCAATCATAGCCAATCCAGGCTGTGCTGTAGGCTGTGTTGCTGGTGCTAGGTTCTTCTTTTGCTTAACAATCAATTCACCAATACCAGTACCGTATATCTCTGCTAAGGTCATGACCTGACCAATGTTCTTACGTACTTTATCTTTCTTGAAATCTTCGGACAACAAAGACTTCATCTTCTCAACATCAGTCTTATCCTGATCGTTGATGTCATCGCTGATGTCAAAGAATACTCCTTTAGCGAACACAGCTTCTTCAAGATCAGCTTGTTTATTATCTACTGCTTGCTGTAGGGCAGGACTAATAAGCCTAGAACGCTCAGAATCCCTTGTTTTATCTTCATCAGCATAAAGACCTCGCCAGAGACGCTCATACTCGTCCCAGCGATCCATGTAGTTCTCATCCCTGTAGTTACGCCAATCGTTACAACGATCCATGACGAAGGCTACTAAGGCATTCTGAGGTGTGATTTCAGATTCAAATTTCATTGTCACCAACCTATTGTTGTGTCTAGGACTTCGTACTCTTCTTCATTCAAGTTCTGATTCCAATCTGCTACCTGTATTTGATCAATGTAACTAACAGCATCTATTAAGTCATCATGAGTCTTGCTATCAGGAAACTGCATCAGTTGGTCTATAAACTTGTTATTCCAATCAGCTTCTTTCAGTACAATCCTACCGTGTTCAAATCGTCCTTGTAGTGACCAAACAATCCTATCTGTCTTCTTCTTATTACCGTGTGTTAACTCTTCAATACGAGGATAGTAATTCAATCTCCTCATCAGATCATTCATGTAAGGCATCACTGCATTCTTCAGTGCACCTTTCTCAATCCCTACAGCATTCACTCTGTAGTCCTTAGCAGCCTTTAATATCCTCACTGCTGTTTCTCGGACATCCCATCTACCGTACTGTATGTCAGCTACCCACCAGCCTTTGGTGTTAACCTTAACAATAGCTATTGCTGTTTCATCCAATTTAGAATTCTTTGTCTTGTTCGCCTGAGATGAATCCGTAAAACCACAAAGATCCACCGCAATGAAGTAGTTACCATCTTCAGGTTCTTCGTCAGTAATCTTGATCCATTCATCTTTGAAGATCTCCGACTGTGCAGCCTCAAACGATGCCATAAACTCTTGTCTGAAAGCAAAGCTAGACATTGATCCTCTAGCAGCTTCAATCTCTTCAGGATCTAACAATGGATTATCAAAGCTAGTGAAGTGCCATGCCTTGTAATGCTGATCCTTACCACTATCACCTAGCTTATACAGCTCATAGAAATGATTTCTACCCATTGGTGTTCCGATGAACATTGCTCTACCCTTCTGATCTGCTAAAGCAGGTCTAAGGATTTGTTCGAACACCTGTGGTTTCATGTCTGCATACTCATCCATCACTAAGTATTTAAGACTGACACCACGCATTGTCTCTGGTCTATCAGCACCCTTTAGCGATATCATTGCACCATTCACCAACGTAATCTGCATGTTATTCACATGACTACCTTTGATGACTTGGTGTCCTAGCTCTAACAGCGTAGTCCACATAATATCTCTAGCTTGTCCCTGCGTTGGTGCTACATACCAGATATGACCTTTATCGGCTTGAAGCGCTTCTATTATAAGAGTCCAAGCAGCCAAACGAGATTTTCCAGTTCGTCTCCCTGCTGCAATAATTTTAAATCTAACAGGGTCTTTAAAGACCTCTTGCTGCCACGGTAGTAACTTAACTTGTAGATCCATCGTCTTCTTCTTCGTAATCTATCAAGGTAGTTTCTACTTCAACAGGTTCATGTTCAATCATCTCTACTGGATTATCATTCACTCCAGTGATGTTGATGGTAATGGCTCTAGAGCCTCCACCAGCACCTTTATCCTCAAAATAAGACACTGGCAACATTCTATCAACACACAACTTCAACGCTGCCATCTGATCCTTATCCTCATCATTAAGAGCCTTATGCACTATCTTTCTGATGATAGCCTGTGAGTGTGTCAGTAACAGCGAAGCTGTTAGTTCTTTAATCCTTGCTGCTTCACCAGGAGGTCTACCTCTTTTAGCTCTTTTGATGTACTTCCGTACTTCTTCTTTCTTTGGTCTTCCTCTTTTCCTTTTTTTTGCAGGCACTTTCTTTTCTTCATTGACTGCCACGACATCCTGGCTGACTGATGAAGGTAGCGAACAAAGATCAGATATAACTTCAGTTTTAATTTCGGACATCACTACCTCTATATAGTTTCTCTGCCGGAAGGCAGGACTGTAAGGTGTATATAATTTTATGTATCTACAATGTAGTGTATGACGATAAGTTATATGTCTACTATTAATTAGTTTTTATACGATGTTTTGTTCATAGCCTACATAGAAGTATCTATTCTAGCATATTTTTAAGAGTTTGTCAAGTTATTTCTTCATATTCAGTGCAGAATCTGTGCTGTAATCAGTGCAGATTACATGCAAGAATCATGCCAACATAGGCTTTAGCGGGGCTCCATTAACATGGTGTCATAGGCTCCGCAGAGGCTTTATAGATAACCTATTGATTCTTAAGAGATTTCTTAATAGTAATGAATTATCATTAGCAACTTACTTTTTAGCTTTTTTTGAGGCTATTGTGGTGCTACTACGCTAGAACAACATTGTTACCCCGCCCCCTATGCCGTTTGTCAGCGTAAAACTACCGTCTGTCAGCTCAGTATCTATAGCGATGTCACTGATGAACGGCATAGTCTAGCCGATGAACGGTAGAGTCTAGCTGACAAGTGGTACTTGACAGATGGAAAAGACTATGGTGGACCCCTTAGAGGGTACTACTGAGCTTGCAATCCTCCACGATTCAGGCATAATGGATACATGGACGAAGCAATAACGCCGAGTCAAACAACAAAGGAGAATCAAATGCTAGACTTTATTAAATCAGTACTGCTAGTAAACAAAGTCAAGAAAGCAACGGCAACACGCTTCGTGACAGCGTACAGCAAGCACGGCAGAATCAACGGCATCATCATCAAACGAGGCATCATCAAAAGCACTATCAGGGTGCCAAAGCGTGGCGATGTCACAGTCTACAATACTAACATCGGATTTATCAGGCATGACAAAGTCACCAGTTTCAAGTAAAGTGTACAGTGTATAGTACCTTCAACGAGGGTACTATGCAAAGTAAACTTTATAACGGAGGTTATAATGCGACTACGTGCGGATCATGCTGCATTGTCTCAAGCCATTACGATACATAAGAAGACTGTACGTATGGTGTCCGACTATGAGCATAGGTTACTTAAACCAGTATCCTACAATGATAAGCTTGGCAATGGCAGCAAACCCATTACCAAGGGCGCATGGAAGGGTTTCCCAGTGTATTCCCTTACACTCGAGGAAAGGTCCACATGCTCACGTACTTGCCAGCAATGGGCTAACTGCTTCGGGAATAACATGGCATTTGCGCATCGTATCAAACCAGATGATCCTGATCTGTTAATGCTCAGATTGTCCGATGAACTTTTGCACTTATCCAATGTACACCCTGAAGGCTTCGTTGTACGCTTGCACATACTGGGCGACTTCTTTAGTGCAGCATATGCTCAGTACTGGGTTGATGCATTGCTAGAGTATCCTGCACTTAGGGTATTTGGTTACACTCATAGGTCCGAACAAGACATTATGGATGTTATCCGCTCAGGCTTGCAGAATAGCAGAGCATGGATTAGATTCAGTGACAAAGGCGGTATCATGTCTGCCAATGTCAATGGCGAAGGTATACAATGCCCTGAGCAAACTGGCAAAACCCAATCTTGTATGACATGTGCACTTTGCTGGTCCACTACTAAACCCATTGCATTCAAGGAGCATTAACATGGCCTATACCCTTAAAAAGCCTATCAATGGTTTAATCTTTGAGGATATCAAACGTATATATGATAATAACCCTAACATGACGTTAAAAGAGCTTTCAAACCTAACTGGTTTTGCTGTGCCTTTCCTTAAGAAAATTTTGATGGGGTAACCTAATGGAAAACTTTAAAATTGTCGGCTATCTAGTCACGTACAAACTATTCTATGATGGTTTAACCCATATGGATAGGTTTAATACACTATTCGATGCTGAAGAATGGGCAGACCGCAGTGATCTTGCAGAGTACGTTATTAACCCTATCGTAGACTTATCTGGAGAATAGACTATGAAAGTTTTTGTATACTTTAACTTGCATCGTAAGCTATTTTCTGTCAAGGCCTTAGAAGGTCCTAACAAGGGTAAGGTTATCTCTCACACTACCTACCTATGGCTCAAGGATGTTACCTTCAAGGTTTCCGAAGCTGGTAGACAACGAGTTTTACGTGAGAAACGTAAGAATGTCCATGCTGGTGTTGTTGGTACGCTTGACTGTGATTTATCCAACCAGGACTATCGCAACTTTGGTTTTAGCTTACTAAAGCACAACAGCACACAGGTTACTTACAATCCTTATCGTTTCTCGTCGTTCGTGAACAAGGAAAACAGCGAACCAGTGAAACATGCACAATATTGCTTACTCAATGCAGTGAACGGTAGGACAGGCATTTCAGCATGTGGTGTCACAGCATGAAAGATGCCTTGATAGCAGTATCGATCATTGCCGTAAACGTTTTTGTCTTATGCCTACTCATAAAGCTTTCATCATGAATAAATCTAGTGACCTTGTATTGATCCTTGGTGGTGGTGTTTTTGGTGTATTGTTTGCCTTCATGATTTTTATAGGACTATGTATATGATTCAATTATACTTTAATGGTAAGCCCTGCGAGATAGTCAGCGAGATAGTCAGTAGGGACTCTACAGACGGTACTGTCTGTATACGCTATGCTGCTGATCATCCGAATTGGCCATTTCCTAATTATACTTGGGTTAATCCTAGCGTATTGTCTAAGCTTAGGCAGTCTAAACACGATAAGCGATTAGAGGCTCTACAAGGCATTGAAGAGGCTCCAATGTAGGTAGGTACCAACTTAGCCTAGATAATCGCTTCTAGGGTCCTTAAAACACGTTTAAAAGGCTATTAGGCGCTATATATTACCTTTAAAGGGATTCTTAATGACTAAAGAGATGTTAGATGAGTTGTTGTACTTAATTGAGCTTCAAATCAAGGCTAATATTGCCTTAGCATTAGGTCATGCTGATGCTGCGGACAAAGAAGCAGAAAGGGAACATGTTCAATACTATCGACTTGTTTCGTTGATTGACTCTATGAAGGATGATCTTAAATGAGGTGTCTCAGTTGCAATGAAGCCTTAAGCGACTACGAAGCCTCCAGGCGTAGTGTTCGAACACACCAATACATTGACTTATGCAATGATTGTTTTCGGTATGTTCGAGATGAAATAGCTGCTGTAGGTAATGTACGCTTGATCAATGAAGGGGATGATGACATTGTAAGCAAACGTAACATTGATGAAGAATGACTTGACAACTTTGTTTTTCTCTGATAACCTAAATCTATATAGGCTATGTAGGCTACTTAGGCTATGTACTAAGTATATACTATGTATAATATTTAATATATACTTAGTACTTAGTCTAAATAGTCTATGTACAATAGGGCTTAACATAAGGATTGTTCGAAATGTACCCTGATGACGAGTTTTTACCCGAAGAAGCCTTTGACTACACTAAAGGCGAGTATGAAGATATGCATGAGGATCACAACATCAATGATGTACTAAATCGTTTTGTTCGCTTATGTCAAGAGTATGGTTTTTACTTTATGATGCGTCAGTTAACTAAGGCTCTGAATGCTAAAGGGTTCAACGTATGAGAAAGCGTATACAGCCACGAAAGCGTAAGGTTAACCCCTACGTAGCCTACCTAGAGAATCATGGTCGCCATGCTACCTTAGAAGACCTCCTAGAGGCATTCCCTGACAAGACCTCTAAGCAGATAAGAGACTCAATGTCAAAGTTAGTTGATAACTACACTGTTGATAGGGATATTAGGAAGGATGATCATCAATACCTGATATCGTATTCACTAGGTGGATACAGCACCAGGGACAACACTGGTATCTGTTGGCATAACCCTTTTAACTTGAGGTAAGTATGACTGAAAACAAGAATGCAAAGACACCAACGGATGATGGACAGCCTTTGTTTACAGCACCACCAAAGAAACAATGGGTTGGGCTGACGGATGAGGAGATTGATGACTTAAGTTATCTGTCCCAGAAAATCGACGAAGGTAATGCAGCATGGTTTGACCGCTGTGGTTTTGCTAGGGCCATTGAAGCCAAGCTAAAGGAGAAGAACAATGGCTGAAAACAAAACAGCAAAGACGCCAGCAGATGGTGGGGCAGCGTTTCCCGTTGCACATTCATACCTAATCCAACCAGGTATGTCCCTGCGTGATTACTTTGCAGGGAATGCGATGAAAGCACTGGCTCGGCCTGGGAATTATTTTGATGCAACCGCGAGGCAGGCTTACATGATTGCAGACGCGATGCTGAAAGCGAGGGATCGATGAGCAGAAAAGCTATGCAGGTGGCGCTTGAGGCGCTGGAGAGTGATCCAATAAGTCATGCTGGGCTTGTGACCGTATTATCGCCAGGTAAAGGTACAGGCCTTAATTACGCCCGTGCTAGCCAAAAGACCGTAGTGTCGCCAGATGGAGGCACAGGTTTTATCGACGGTGTGTGGCATGGGCCTACGGCGTGGCAGTGTCAATGCGGTAAAGCGTATACGGTTACTTGTATTTCAAGCAAACCAACTAAGCGTGAATGGGTTGGACTGACTGATGAAGAGGTTAGTTATTTTCGGTATGCAGCAACTTTCTGTGATGAGTTAGACACGGCGTATATGGCAGAGCTTATTGAGCAAGCCTTAAAGGAGAAGAACAAGTGGTAAATATCGTAATAGGGCTACGACTCAAGCTAAAGGAGAAAACCAGTGAACTACTTAGCCACGCATGTTGGCTGTGATGATTGTGGATCTAGTGATGCATTGTCCGTATCTGTTAATGACAAAGGAGAGACTTGGTCGCACTGTTTTGCTTGTGGTACGAATACTAAAATGTCTGAACATGATGACAACTTCAGACAAAAGCATACAAAGTCTGCTAAGGTGATTCCAATGCTAGATGGTAAGTATCAGTCCATACCGCTAAGAAACCTATCCAGAGATGCCTTAAAAGCCTTTGGTGTGATGATCACTGATGAGGGTGGTGTAGCTTTCCCCTACTGTGATGCTGATGGTAAGGTCACTGCATACAAGGTAAGACATGATGCAATGAGGACTGATTGCACCATCAAAGGTGATTGGTCTAAGGCCACTTTGTTCGGACAACACTTATTCCCTAAAGGTGGTAAGAGCATTACCATCACTGAGGGTGAGTTTGATGCTGTTGCTGTGTATCAAATGAACGGTATGCGGTATCCAGTAGTCAGCATACGTAATGGCGCACAATCAGCACTAAAGGACTGCAAGGACAACTATGAATATCTTGACTCTTTTGAAACCATTGTTATCAGCTTTGATGCTGATGAAGTTGGTAAGCAAGCTGCTACGAAGGTAGCTGATCTATTCGGTGCTAAGGCTAAGATAGTTAAGCACAGGCAACCACATAAGGATGCTAATGATTATCTCAAAGATGAGATGATCAAGGAGTATATCCAGGACTGGTTCGCTGCTGAAGTCTATGTACCTGATGGGATCATCGAAGGATCAAAGCTTTGGGAAGAGATCAACACACCAGCCATTAAAGCCTCTTGTGACTATCCTTGGCAAGGCATGAATGCTTTGACCTACGGCATCCGTAAAGGTGAACTGGTGACGTTTACAGCAGGTTCTGGACTAGGTAAATCACAGGTGCTAAGGGAGATCGTTTACCACATCCTATGTAAGACTGAGGACAACATAGGCTTGATGTTCCTGGAGGAGTCTACTGTTCGCACTGCTAAAGGTATCATGTCTATCCATGCGAACAAGCCACTGCATCTACCTGACACAGCGTACACTGATGAGGAGTTTAGAGATGCCTTCGAACACACTCTTGGCACTAATAGGGTTTATCTTTTTGATCATTTTGGGAGTACATCAATTGACAACATACTATCAAGAGTCAGATTCATGGCTAAAGGACTCGGATGTAGCTTTGTTGTGTTGGATCATATTAGTATTGTCGTCAGTTCTGGCGATGTTGGCGATGAACGTAAAGCATTAGATGAGATCATGACCAAGCTTAGGATGATTGTTCAGGAGACAGGCATAGCACTGTTGATTGTCAGCCATCTTAAGAGACCAGATGGTAAAGGCCATGAAGAAGGAGCAGCTACTTCACTAGGTCAGCTTCGAGGATCTGGTAGCATTGCACAGTTGTCTGATATGGTGATTGGTATGGAAAGGAATGCACAGCATGATGATGAACGTGAACGCAATACCACCAGGATTAGGGTACTCAAGAACCGTTTCAGCGGTGTCACAGGTCCAGCCTGTAACGTCTACTACAGCCACTCAACAGGAAGGTTATCAGAGGTCACACAAGATGAAGACTTATGAAGATTTGAAAGAGGATACGAAACGATTTGCTTTACAGCAGATACGTACAGGGTCTACAATGGGTGAAGTAGTTTGTTCGTTCGAAGAGATCATCAATGAGATCAGAAAGACATCAGACTATGTAGAGGCTATGCAAGACGCTAATAGGAGACCATAATGGCTGAGGTAACAAACATTGAAGAGCATGATGATGGAACAGCTACACTACATTTGGATCTTACTGATGAAGAGATTAAGATGTTGATTCAATGGGGTATCAAAGAAGCAATTAAGTTAGCTTTCTTAAAGGAAAAGAACTTTGATTGGAAGGACAGCGGCAGTGAAACAAACACTTAGAGATATGATGAGCCAATGCTGGAATAACCGTATGGATTGTGAGCACTTTGACTTTGAAAAGTTTGCTGAGATGGTAGCCTTCCAAGCCAGTGAAGAGAGGTTAGATCGCTGTATTGAAGCCTTGGAGAGAAGAGGTTACGCTGATGCAGCAGACGTCATCAGGGGAGAAGGTTAATGTGGGTAATGGATAGACTGTTAGCTGACCACGCAGAGCTAAAGAAGAAGTATGATACACTGCTAGAAGACTATCAGAAACTGGTACATAAATATGAAGAGCTTAGTGCTGGACATCGAAACAGACATGAATCAGACTGTTATCTTCTGCGTAGTCACGAAGGATCTGACAACAAGTGAGGTGGTATGTCATACTCATCCAAATACACTAAAGCCTCTTATAGAGGATTGCGACACAGTGATCGGACACAATCTAATCAGCTTCGACGGTTACCACCTTCGGAGATTGTGGAACATTACGATACCACTCAAGAAGGCCTCAGATACGCTCGTGCTGTCGAGGCTATGGAATCCCAGTATCGAAGGAGGTCACAGTCTAGAAGCATGGGGGAAAAGATTAGGGAATCACAAGATTGAGTTTCAAGACTTTACTGCTTTGACACAAGAGATGATTGATTACTGTATCCAGGATGTTAACCTTACTGGTGAACTTCATCGCAAACTATGCACAGAATTGAAAGACTTCTCACAGCAAAGCATTGACATCGAACACAAGGTACAGTTCATTGTTGCACAGCAGGAAAGACATGGATTCAAACTAGACATCCCTTTATGTACTGAGTTTATCTCTCAGTTAACCACGAAGCTATCAACCATTGAGGAGAATCTACAAACTATATTCCCACCGATCATCACTGAACGTGTTAGTGAGAAGACAGGTAAGAAGCTAAAGGATCATGTTGAAGTGTTTAATCCAGGCTCCAGAGATCAGATAGGACGTAGATTGATATCTCTAGGATGGAAGCCTGAGAAGTTCACTGAGACAGGTAAGCCAATGGTTGATGAAGTGATCCTGTCTAAGCTATCGTATCCAGAGGCTAAGGCAATGGCTGAGTATCTACTTATCCAGAAGCGTATAGCACAGTCTACATCGTGGCTAGAGCACGTTGCTGACGATGGTAGGGTACATGGTAAGGTCATCACTAACGGTGCTGTCACAGGGCGTATGACGCACCATAGCCCTAACATGGCACAGGTTCCTGCTGTCAATGCTGACTACGGTGAAACATGCAGACAAGTATGGACTGTAGATCCTGGTAATGTCTTAGTTGGTTGTGATGCTTCAGGCTTAGAACTACGTATGTTAGCTCATTACATGAAGGATGATGAGTACACGAAGGAGGTGATCAATGGGGATGTCCACACTAAAAACCAACTCGCTGCTGGTCTTGAGAGTAGGGCGCAAGCAAAGACGTTTATCTATGCCTTTCTCTATGGAGCAGGGCCGGCTAAGATTGGATCGATTGCTCAAGGCAGTGCCGAGGAAGGAAAGAAACTCATCGCCCGTTTCCTTAAGAATACGCCAGCTCTCAAGACACTTAAAGATAAAGTTAGCAGGTATGCAGAGAAGGGGTATTTACCTGCCCTTGACGGTCGTCGATTATGGGTACGGTCGGAACACGCAGCACTTAACACGTTACTTCAAGGAGCTGGTGCGATCTCGATGAAGCAAGGTCTGATCCACCTACACGAGTCACTGAAGAAACATAAGATACCTGCACACTTTGTGGCTAACGTCCATGATGAATGGCAGATAGAATGTCCTAAGCAGTACGCTGATGATGTTGGTAAACTCGCTGTAGCAGCTATTGAGAAAGCTGGTGTTACCTTGGGTTTACGTTGTCCTCTAACGGGTGAATACAAAGTAGGAAACAACTGGAAGGAAACACACTGATGATTACCAACTTTGATGAGATTGATTCTCTTGTTGTAACTATCAAAATAGGAAAGGATGATGCTGGTTATGTAACAATGGATGTTCAGAGTGATAAGTTAGTATCAAACCGTATGATGTTGGCATTGCTACACTCTATTGCTGAATCAGCTACAGAATCAATGATGGCTGAGATACAAAGTAGAGTGTTGCTTGACAAATTTAAGATGCACTGATATACTATTATTGTATTTTCACTGAGGAAATTAACATGGAACAAAAACCTGTACGTATTGAAGCAACCTTGATGTGGCCCTTCCTTGATAAGCCTAACGATATGTCTGGCAAATATCAAGTAGATCTGACTAACTTGTCAGACAAGGCTGTTAAGGCTTTGGAAGATATGGGTATCTCTGTTCGCAACAAAGAAGGTAAAGGCTTTTACATTACCGCTAAGAGTAACCATGAGATCAAAGCATTAGACAAGAATGGTGAACAAGTCTTAGCACATATCGGTAACGGTACAAAGGCTGTCTGTGTCATGGGTTCGTACTCATGGACGTTTAAGAACAAGAAAGGTGTATCGCCTTCACTGAAGAAGCTAGTAATCACTGACTTGGTTACTTACAGTGCACAGCCTAAGCAAGACGAAGAAGAAACAGAAGACGTACTGTAATGAAGCTAATGCCAATCATTGATGGTGACATTCTCTGCTACCGTGTAGGCTTTGCCTGTAACGAGGAAACAGAGAAGGTTGCTATCAGAACGATGGCAGACATGTTAGAGGAGTTAGTCTTTATTGAACTCTCCTCTAACATCCATGTCGGTTACTTAACTGGTAAGGACAACTACAGGCATGACATCGCTAAGACAAAACCCTACAAAGGAAACAGAAAGGATGCGCCTAGGCCCGTACATCTTCATAGCCTTCGTGAGTATCTTATTACTGCTTGGGACTTCAGAGTGGCTGATGGACAAGAGGCTGATGATGCTATTGGAATCCATGCCACGCTAACTAGGGATAGTTCAATCATCGTATCCATTGACAAAGACTTAGACATGATTCCTGGTCATCACTACAATCCTGTAAAGAAGGATCATTACTACGTGAATGACAAAGAAGCAATCAAGAACTTCTATCGTCAGATCCTTACTGGTGATAAGGTTGACAATGTACAGGGATTACGTGGTATTGGTCCTAAGAAGGCTGACAAGATCCTCGGTGATTTTGATACTGACCTAGCCATGTATGAAGCTGTGCTGAAGGCTTATGACGGTGATGCTGAACGTGTGTTAGAGAACGGACAACTACTGTGGATTAGACGTAGGAAGGATGAAATATGGCAACCACCGACACCATCGTCTACCTAGAGTGGATAGACGCTGTAGCCAGCTCAGGATGGCAACTAAAGGGTACTGGCTCTGTAGCAAGATGTAAGTCCGTTGGATTTATGACGCATGAGACTGATGATGAGGTACACCTAGCAGCAGCGATAGGAGAGAATGATTGCAATGCTGTCATGATCATTCCTAAGAGCTGGATAAGTAATTGGACGGAGATTGACATTGAAGCCTTCAAGCGCAAAAAACAAAGGAAGACTGCTGCAAAAGCTGGTAGTGCAAAAGCTAAGAGACACTTTCAACCTAAGCGAACATGATTGCAAAAGCACACCAATGGGTACACAGGGCGAGGATGTCTGGCTCTCGACGAATGCACTGGAAAGATTTAGGTACGGCATTGAGTGCAAGAACAGAGCAAGAATCGCAGTCTACACTGACTACGAACAAGCAATACGGCACTGTGAAGGCAAAGACAAAGAACCCCTCTTAGTCATCAAGCAGAATAGATCTGATCCTTTAGCACTGGTTAGCCTTGATCACTTCATAGCAATAGTAGAGAAGGCAAAGCTTTGGGAAATACATCAGAAGCAGAAGACTGTAGAGGAAAGTAAACAAGCCACCAGGATGAGAAAGGTTTATGGCAAACATTAAAGTAGACTACATCGAACACATGGGCGATGACTTAACGGTAGTCAATGCTGCCCGTGTTAGCTTCGATAAAGAGTCAGAAGCTGTTGATTGGTATGACACAGAACAAGGTAACCATTACTTTCCTTTACCTGTGTTAGATCCTAAAGACATCAAGCTGATTAACTATCTAGCTAAACACAACCATTGGAGTCCCTTCAGTCATTGCTTTATCCAGTTCAGGTTCAAAGCACCGATCTTCGTAGCTAGGCAGTTGATGAAGCATACGGTAGGGCTAGCCTGGAATGAAGTCAGTAGACGCTATGTTGACAGTAAACCAGAGTTCTATCAACCTACTTACTTCAGACGTAAAGCACCGAATGTTAAGCAAGGTAGTTCATCAGAACCTGTAAAAAGTCACATTGATTGGAATGAAACAGTTGACAAGTACACAGGAACTATGTTAGCATTGTATGACGCTATGCTCAAAGAAGGTATCTGTGCTGAGCAAGCTAGGATGATTCTCCCCCAATCCATGATGACTGAATGGTATTGGAGTGGGAGCCTTTACGCCTTTGCTAGAGTATGTCAATTAAGGTTAGCAAAGGAAGCCCAAGCAGAGACAAGGATCGTTGCAGAGAACATCTGCCGAGTCTGCTCTGAAGTATTCCCTAATGCCTGGGATGCCCTAATGAATGGAGATGAGGATGAGCGACAGTAGAATTCTTTTCCAAGTGACAATAATGTCAGAAGAAACAGAAGAAGAACAGCAGTTCAATGCTGACTATGGTTATCCACTACGCCATAGTGTAGTTATTAATACTACCTACGATAGTGGCACTGCATGGCCTAAGTTGTTAGAAAGAACATGTGAAGCTATCGGTGCTTACTACGGTTATGATGTCAAGGATAAAGTGTTTGTTGAACAGTTCGGAAAGATCGTTAATATCTTCGGACATGATGATCCTGTAAACTACGAAACAGACTCAGACGCTGATGCGAATCCTGCTACTTGACATATGGAAATCAAACAGTGTGTTAAGTGCTTACAAGAAAAATCGTTAGATTCTTTTTATGAGCATAAAGGGGAAAGAACTTCTCCAGGTTATCGTATAAATATTTGTTCTACATGCCATGCTGAGCGATCCATTAAGTGGGCCAAAGAAAACAAAGATAAAGTAAAAGCCCACAGAAGAAAAAGGAATTTAAAAGCTAAGTACGGTATTTCTGTAGAAGAATACGATAAAATGTTTGAAGAACAGAACGGTTCTTGCTTTATTTGTTTTTCTTTACCAACACGTAGGCGTTTATCGGTAGATCATAACCATACAACAGGACAAGTAAGGAGGTTATTGTGTGATAAGTGTAACCTTGCTATTGGTCTATTAGAGGAAGATCAAGAGCGTTTAGAAAAAGTTAGGAGATATCTTGAGAATTTTACTTCTTGATATTGAAACAGCACCTAATACGGTGTTTTGCTGGGGTTTATTTCAACAGAACATCAGTATCAGTCAGATCGTAGACAGCAGTAGTGTTTTGTGTTGGTCCGCTAAGTGGTATCAAGGTGATCAGTTAATGTTCAGTAGTATCCTAAACGGTAAGAAGACTATGCTAAAGAAGATCCATAGTCTCTTAGATGAATGCGATGCTGTGGTACATTACAATGGAACTAGGTTTGACATACCAACACTTAATAAAGAGTTCCTCGAGGCTGGTATGTCTCCTCCAGCACCTTACC